AATCGACATCAAGAATCTGGAATTGTCAGTGTGACTACTGCAGATACTAGAGTGGAATTTGAAAATGCTAGCTCAGCCAGCCTAGTGGATAGAAACTACAGCGAACTATATCTCAGTGATGCACCAAGACCATTGGCTGTGTTCAGTGCATACAACAACTACATTTATGTTGATTACACTTTGAGATTAGGTCAGCACGTAAGGACCGGACAAGTTGTCATAGTGATTAACACATTTAACACTGACATAGAAATTTCAGATACATATACCTATTCGGGAGGAGGAATTGTTATGACAGGATTCGAATTTTTTGCAGAACTAAAAAACAACAGCAACTATGATGATTCAGCTGGACCAAATAATGACACCCTACTTCTTAAATATCAAAACCCATTAATTTCTGGTGCTATTGGTTCAATCGAATATAATATTACCTACGGTGTTTGATCTATACAACAATGATAGATTAATAAAATGGAAACAATTTCGTGATAGCATAGAAACTAGCCAAACTCCACTAGAGGATGTTGCACATCTTTGGAGTCGAGCACCATTTGTTAGTCATTATCTCAACCCCCTTACTCCGGACAAGTGGCCGGATCCTTGGCATCTAGTTTTAAATTCTAAACTAGATGAGCTTGCTATTGTTCTTGGAATGCTGTATACTTTAAAGTTAACACAGCGGTTTATAGCAAGTCGATTTGAGATACATATGTCTACAATGGAAGCCAGTAGGTACAGTAAATATTTTTTGGTAGTAGACAATCACGTTTTAAACCTGGAATATGGGTGTGTTTTGTCAACTGTTGAATTAAGCGGAGTTGAAACCAGCATCATCTGGACAAATAACAGTAACAAATAAATATCAGATCGCAAAGAATAACGTAGAGAAAACAATGACAATAACGGTGATTAAACGCAATGGGCAAAGAGAACAGTTGACACTGGAAAAATGGCAGACACAGATTGCAAAAGTATGTAGAGGAATAGCCGATGTCAGTCAGAGCATGATTGAAATCAAAGCCCAGCCACATTTTTACGATGGAATCACCACACAAGAAATAGATGGCATCACGCTGAGAGCTATTGTGGATTTGATTGATGTAGAATCAAATCCAGATGTTGGACATGTTAACTATCAATATGTAGCAGGCAAGCAACGTTTAAGTATGTTGCGTAAGGATGTTTATGGCTCCTACGAGCCTCCCCACCTCTACGAGATTGTAAAAACCAATGTGGCCACTGGTTTGTACACAGCTGAATTATTGACTTGGTACAACGAAGAAGATTGGAACAAGATGAATGACATGCTGGATCATTCTAAAGATGAAGAATATGGGTATGCTGCCATCGAGCAGTTGATTGAAAAATATTTGGTCAAGAATCGTGCCACAAAGGAAACTTATGAAACTCCACAAATTAGATACATGGTCGCGGCCGCTACTGTATTTCACCGAGAAGAACAGAATGCATCGAGAATGCGCTACATCAAAGAATATTACACAGCAGCTAGTGACGGCTTGTTTACTCTTGCTACTCCTGTGCTCGCTGGTCTTGGGACTCCTACTAAACAGTTTAGTAGTTGCGTACTTATCAGGAGTGACGATGATCTGGACAGTATATTTGCTTCAGGTGAAATGATGGCCAAGTATGCCAGCAAGCGAGCAGGCATTGGTTTGGAGATAGGACGATTGCGTCCACTAGGCAGTCCCATCCGTGGTGGTGAGATTATGCACACAGGTATGATACCTTTCCTGAAAAAATGGTTCGGCGACCTAAGAAGTTGCAGTCAAGGAGGTATTCGTAATGCAAGTGCTACTGTTTTTTATCCTATTTGGCATCATCAGTTTGATGATCTTATTGTGCTTAAAAACAACCAAGGAACAGAAGAAACCCGAGTCCGTCATATGGATTATGGGGTTGTGCTTAGTGCTTTCTTCTGGAGACGATTTAAAAACAAAGAACAAATAACGTTCTTTGATCCCAACCAAGTACCAGACTTATACGAAGCGTTTTATCAAAACACAGAACGCTTCGAAGAGCTCTACGTAAAGTACGAAAAACGCAAAGACCTGCGTACCAAGACCATGAGTGCCGAAGAAGTTTTCAAGAGTGGTATACTGAAAGAACGCACAGACACAGGTCGAATATATCTTGTATTCATTGATAATGTAATGAATCAAGGACCATTTGATCCTGAGTATCATACGATTTATCAAAGTAACTTGTGTTGTGAGATCCTATTACCCACCCGTTCATTTAAGAGATTAGACGACGAGGATGGCCGCATAGCGTTATGTACACTGGGATCTATCAACTGGGGAGCGTTCCGGAACCCGGAGGATATGCGTAGAGCCTGCAGGATTCTACAGCGTAGCCTGTGTAACATTCTTGACTATCAAGACTTCTTATCAATACAAAGTAAATTAAGTAATGATGAGATACAGCCCCTAGGCATTGGCATTACTAATCTAGCCTATTGGCACGCCAAGCGTTCATTGAAGTACGGGGAACAGGATGCATTGGCAGAAGTCAAAACCTGGATGGAGCATCAGGCCTACTATCTCACAGAAGCCACAGTTGAACTGGCCAAGGAACGTGGACCTTGTTTAGAGAGTGCCAAAACACGTTACGGACAAGGTGTGTTTCCCTGGGAACTGCGGGCTAAGGGAGTCAACGAACTAGCAGACTTTACGCCTGAACTTGATTGGGAAGCACTACGTACGAATATGAAAGAACACGGTGTTCGTAATGCCACCTTGATGGCGGTAGCACCTGTTGAATCAAGCTCAGTGGTAATTGATTCAACTAACGGCATTGAAATGCCAATGAGCTTGATCAGCACTAAAGAATCAAAGGCAGGATCGTTTACGCAGGTTGTTCCAGAATATAATAGATTAAAAAACAAATATCAATTGATGTGGGAACAAAAAGACTGCGATGGTTATTTGAAAACAGCGGCTGTTATTGCTGCTTATGTTGATCAATCAATTTCAACTAACACATTCTATAATCCTGCACATTTTCCAGAACGCAAAGTTCCAACAACCCTGATTGCTAAGAATTTGATGCAGGCACATATGTGGGGATTAAAAACATTCTACTATAGCTTGATTAACAAAGCAGGAAGCAAAATGCAAGAAGAACAATTAGTGGTGCAAGTAAACGGACACACAAATTCTGTAAATGGATATGAAATAGAAGAGGACTGCGAGGCCTGTAAATTATGACAACACAAAATATTGGACAACAAATAGAAAACATTAAAGCAGCGTTGGAAACAATAAATTCTTTAATGGCTGAACTTCATCCCAACAATGTTGAGATAAGAATCGTATACAAAGAACCCGATAATGGAGAACCTCCAAGACTAGATCTCTGGAGGGCTGTAGCACACGTGGATTACTTAAAATGAGTAAACAACAATACAACCTAAACACAAAGACAGACTACCTTAATCGCAAGATGTTTTTGGATCCAGCTGGGCCTGTGACCATACAGAGATTTGAAGAAGTCAAATACAAAAAAATTGCCGACTTTGAAGCAACAGCACGTGGCTTCTTTTGGCAACCAGAAGAGATCAGTCTTACCAAAGATTCAAACGACTTCAAAGACGCCAGCGATGCTGTCAAGCATATCTTTACCAGCAACTTGTTACGCCAAACAGCCTTAGACAGTTTACAAGGACGTGGCCCAAGTCAAATCTTTATGCCTGTAATATCTTTGCCAGAACTAGAAGCACTAGTATACAACTGGACATTTTTTGAAACCAACATACATAGCAAGAGTTATAGCCACATCATTCGCAACATCTACAATGTACCCAAAGATGTGTTTAACACCATACATGACACTAAAGAAATTGTAGACATGGCATCAAGTGTGGGCAACTACTATGAAGCACTTCACGTTATCAATTGTCGTAAACAGCTAGGCGAGACAGTTACAGAGAAAGAACACATCCGAGCAATATGGATGGCCTTACACGCAAGTTATGCTCTTGAGGCATTCCGTTTTATGGTTAGTTTTGCTACTAGTTTAGCAATGGTAGAGAATAAAATCTTTATGGGCAATGGTAATATTATTCAATTAATTCTACAAGACGAGTTGTTACACAAGGGATGGACTGCCTATTTGATCAACCAAGTGGTCAAAGAGGACACACGGTTTGTTGAAGCCAAACAAGAATGCGAAGCAGAAGTGTATCAACTGTACATGGATGTGATACGTGAAGAAAAAGATTGGGCCACATACCTGTTTAAGATGGGACCAGTTATTGGACTCAACGCTAATATCCTACGTGATTTTGTGGACTACACAGCAGTAGATGCACTAAAACAAATTGGTATCAAGTACCAGGCGACAGCGCCTAAGTCAACTCCGATCCCTTGGTTTAACAAGCACACTGATACTAGCAAGAAACAAACAGCACTACAAGAAAGTGAAAGCACAAATTATGTCATTGGCATAATGGGAGAAAGCCTAGATTACGATGAGCTACCGGCCATCTAGGAATATATATGTACAAGGTACAATTTAAAAGTAAAAGTCCTTTTGAATCTTGGAATTCTATAGGCGGTGCTGGCACCGAATCTCAGGCCATTTCTATGGCATTGGCCAAAAAAGCTAAAGGTGCTATACTGGTTAGAGTCCTTGATAAAAAAGGCAGAGTTATATATTCAAGTTAATTATGAAAACACTAAGAGAATACATTAACCTCATTGAAGGTAAAATTGACGATAGCTGGTTTAAAGATGGGGCATTTAAAACTTTTAAGAAGCCAATTCCAGTGCCGTATACCATTGCCGACAGTGATGGAGTTACACAAACATTGGAAGGTCCAGTAGAGCATAAGGCAGGACATTATATCATGGGTCCGGGTCCTAAGAAAGAATTTTGGCCTTTGGATCCTGAAAATTTTCATGACAAATACGACGACAATCATGACGGTACAGGAACCCCTAAGGGTGGTGTAATCAAAATAGCTAAGTTGGCTGATCACGATGGCGTTATTAAAGCCACGTGGGGCAACTTGGAATATACCGCAGGCAATGATGTTATTGTGCGTCACGGCGAAGGAGACTATGGTGCTGTGAAAAAAGACATCTTCCAACAGACATATGACACAAAGGAAATAAAATGAAAGCAACAGTATGGTCAAAGTACCATTGCCCCTATTGTGACCAGGCCAAGGCCTTGTTAAAACAACGAGGTATTCCGTTCGAAGAAAAGAAAATTGGAGACGGATATACTCGAGAAGAACTATTGGAAGCTGTTCCAACAGCACGAACAGTTCCGCAGATTTTTATCGGCGAAGAACTGATTGGTGGATTTACAGAACTTAAAGCACATTTAGAAAAGGTATAAAATGTTAATTAATAAAGGCGTATCAGCAGGCGAAGTAATCACTCTTAAACTCACAAGTGGTGAAGAAATTGTTGCCAAGTTAGTAGAAGACGGTGCAGTTTATTATAAACTAAAAAATCCGCAAGTAATTGGTATGGGGCCAAAAGGTCCAGGTTTAATGCCTTACCTGTTTACAGTCAATCCGGATACTGAAGTTAAACTACAAAAATCAACTGTTACTGTAGCCGAAGCAACAGATTCACAGTTTGCCAAACAATTTCTTGAATCAACTACTGGCATTGCGTTGGCCTAATAGTATGCCAGGCGTAGCAAGAGTCAATGTAGACAACTGTGGGGGGCTAGTTATTGAAGCACTGGTTCCTTCGGTAATAGTCAATAATGCTCCTATATCCGTAACTGCTGCATCAGTAGAAGGTCATGGCAGTGGTGAACATGGTGGTCCTAAAACACAGGCTGCAAGTGGGAATGTGTTTGCTGGGAACAAACCAGTTAACCGTCAGGGAGATGCCTGCACCTGTGGCGACCCATTGACTGGGTCGTCAAATGTCTTTGCTAATTAAATAATATGATTAAATTAAAAAAAGCGTTCTTTTTTGTTCTAGGCTGTCTTTGCCTAGTAATGGCATACATTGGAGTTATAACTCCGGGTATTCCTTATAGTCCCTTTGTGGTTGCAAGTGCTTTTTGTTTTGCAAGAAGTTCAGAACGTATGCATAACTGGATTATGAATCACAAGCTGTTTGGACCTTTCCTACGCAATTGGTCAGAGAAACGTGTATTTCCACAAAAGATGAAATATCTTATGATTGGCATGATGTCGTTGAGTTTGATCTTAATGAGTATTGGGACAGTGCCATTGCGTGGTGTTATCTATACAGGTATCTTTATGGCTCTCGTAGCTGTATGGGCCTGGAGATATCCCAGTACCCCAGAAGAATATGATCGAAGAAAAGAAACAGGAGAAAAAATAGCATGGCTAAAATAACTCTTGATGAACTTGTGGATATTGCTTTTGCACACGAAGAAGGCGACCCGTTTGACTGGGGAGTATTTTCCAAAGGCCAAGAGCAGACCATGCGAATGATAGGCTCTAGTATTCTAGAACAGTTTGACAAAGAAACAATTACAGATGCGGATAGATTAATCATGCTGGCCACTATCACTAAACTGGTCACTGAGAATATGATCTTACACACTAGATTGATGAAACAAAATGAAATGTGAACAAGGCGATCTTGCCAAAATTATCATGAGCATACGGCCTACCAACATAGGCAAAACTGTGTTGGTGGATGAGTATGTGGGACATTTTACGCAAGGTGAGGAATTTCAGTTTAAGGGAATTGCCTGCAAGGCTGCTATTACAGATCACTTTTGGTGGATAGCCACAGAATTTGGATTGAGTAATATGTACGGAGATACTCCAAAGGCCTACATTCCAGATTCCTGGTTAGAACCTATTCGTCCTATGAAAGAAGTCCAAAAGCAACAAGAAGACATTGACTTAACTGTTAAAATGTAGTTAAATATAAGTTATTGCTGTATGAAGCGATGAGAAATAAGTTCAAGACGCGGGGGCAGTGCCCGCCAGGTCCACCAAAAGGATATTTATGAAGTACACCGCATTGTGCCCAAGTTGTTTTAATAGATTTAGTTGGGCACCAGGTAAAGGTTTAACAAGACATAAGTGTTTTTCTGATGGGCCTGACACAGGATCGATTGGGCAAAGAGTAACAGAGTGGACAGCTCGGCAATGTAGAAGCCGTTAGGATTGGGGTCTCCCGGTCGAAGACACAAAAAAGTAACCGCAAACGACTCAAAGTTCGCATTAGCTGCCTAAACTCAGCTTAGGGTAAGACATACCTCGTAACAGAAACTCGGAACCCGCTTCGGCGGGTTTTCTTTTTGTTTTGTACTTGACATTTGGCACTATTGACGGTATAATAAACACATACGCTAAACAAGCGGCCACATCTAGAAAGACTAAAATGATTTCCGATAACATCAAAAACTTAACTACTGAAGAATACAGATTGTTGCAGTCAACACAAGACCGAACACGGTGGACTGAGTTTTATGGATTACCTGACGCAATGTATTATCCTGTACAAGCTCCCATTTCATCTAAACGTAAAGGTGATATATGGGAAGATAAAATACGTGCATCATCTGGGCTATTAGAAAAGCAAGACGAAACCCATGATGCCACTTTAGACTCTGCTGTTGTTAAATTGCAAAATTTACGGGGAGCCCGTGTGGAAATCAAATATACTGTAATAGCCAAAGGTGACTCTACAAAAGCAATTGAAAAAAGAGGATATGCTCTAGAAGCAGGCGCACGTACTAAGAAACTTGTAAAGAAT